AATTTGTCAATTGCATATCCGGGCATTTCAACCCTAAATGCACCTGGGGTAAAAGCTAAATAAATATCTTTATTTTGACCGGAGAGCATTGTCACTAATACCAGAACCTCTATATAATTATCGGCAAATACGGTCGCTTTTGTGACTAAGGGTGTCTTGAGTTGCGTATCATAAAGCCTGATATATCTGAGATCACTTAACCTGTATTCGGTAGGGTTGAAGTTTGTTATCCTTTGGTTACTCGGAGCACTTTCATAATTTTCATAATAAAGCCTTATTCTGACAAGTTTATCCACAAAACTTTGCGGGTTGTTATTTATCAAAGTGATCTTCTGTAAATACTTAAAATCTTCTTTCGGGTTTACTGATCTTTCAGGTGAAGAGAGAACTGTAATCCCCTCGGCAGTTACAGCCTTGGCTGCAATCTGAGCCACGTCATTTTCGTAAGACATTATATCATTGGAAAAGCCGGAATTTTTTAAGAAGAACTCATTATCACCAGCTACAATGAACTGTTCGGCAGCATAGATAAAAGTCCCGGTATCTTCTCCTTCTGTATATAGGATTAATTGAGTATAAATATTAATATGATCAAGCGTTTCCTCAAGCTCTTCATCAATGTAAATATATACATTTAAGGATAGTATCTGGTTGACCTGCTCGCCTTCATCATATTTGAATTTCTGACACAATAAAGCGTTTGATATTGGAGAGGGGTTGCTTTCGATCCCATTTTTATCAACATAGGTAATTGCTGTTCTTAATATACCCGGACTACCGAAATAATCCTGATCATCGAGATCGGTAAATACCGGGTCAGAGAGTACGGGTGCAGTGCTCGGAGATTCTAAGCCCATACTTCCCTGCTTGAGCTTACCATATACATCTATTCTGACTTGGTATCCCTTAGATGTGCCATCGGTTATTATAATACTATTCGGTGACAAAAATACAGTGAGATCATCAATTGACAGTGTAGCGTTTAAGGGTTTAGTGACCTCGGTGTTTTGGGTGGTATTGTTATAAAATAGCTGAAATTCCTGCTCGGTTTCATAAAATACCAGATATAGTGTATCTCCGTATTTCGCTGTATTAACTGCTGGTTTCCACTTCCACACGCCAGAGGGTATTTTATCCTCGTCCATTGCGAAAGCAAGGGTAAGGTTACTCTCCTGATCCTCTCCGTATCTCTTTTGAAGTGTATTCCCCTGGGGTTCTAAGTTGCGCAGAAGCGATGCTCCGCCTTCTGGAATTATCTTATCATTAACTCCAGAAATTTCACCTTTGGGAAATCCTAATATATCCATATTAGTTGTTTTTGGACTTTACATACCACTTTGTGCCGTGGAATATTATTGTTGCTGCTTCGTCCATATCATTTAAAATTAGAGCAGATCCAAATCCAGAACTTGCCGGGGCTATTGTAATGCTAAAAGCAGAAGCATTTACCAGCATAACATAGGATTTTATCTGCCCCTCAACCCCGTCCGCAACGTTTATTGTGTCGGCTGCGGTGGCAGTAATATAAGATACTATCTTAGTTATATCGTCAGCTATTTCACCTCCGTCGCAAGTTAATTCCTTATATGTTGGGAAGGTTATTAAACTCTGTACTTCCAAGTTTCCATAATTTTCACCTACAACAACATCTCCGTCGTTTGTAGCCTTTCCACCGTCCAAATTTAGATCACCACCAGTAGTTGTTGCGTTACCTCCCTTTACACTGAGGGGATTACCCGTTGCACCATCTACAGCCATCGCCTCCAATACGGGGGTTGCACCTCCTAAATCTACATCATAAACAGTCAATGTCTGCCCTGACGTTACGGATACACCTCCATCGAAATAAACAAGTTCATCAACCTCAAGTTTCCCTTCTACGAATAGATCATTGGCAGACGCAAAGGAGTGTGAAGATCCGCCATCGACATCATTATCTTTAATAGCAACATATAAACCGGAAGAAGGCTGAAGGCTAATAATGCTTGCTTTTTTCTCTATTGTTATACCCTCTATAGTAGTTCCATTATCGCCGGTAAATTCAGTAATATCATCGGCAAGTAATACACAACTTGTATTTAATGATAGTTTTTGGGCAGAAACCGTGGCAACCTTGCCGTTACTCGCCCAAATATCTATTATGTCATCAGCACTCGCATAAAGATAAGAATCATCATCTGTATCCAATATTAGCTTATCACCAATATCAAGATCAATATCTCCGTCTATGAGCAAAACCCCGTCAACGGCAACTCCCCCTGATCCGCTATCGGTAAATGTAGTTCCGGTGATATTACCAGCTACGTCCCCGGTTAAGTCAGCCACCACGCCAGCGGGTGCAGTCACTACTCCAGAAAGAAGTGAGGTTAAATCAACAACAATCGTGCCATCAATATTAACATTATTATCTACATCTAAAGCGGTTCCGGCTCCGGTCAGAGTTACAGCGTCATTTGCCGTTGCTGTAGAGAAATATCCAGCACTCCTGCTTCCTGCTGATCCCACTGATCCTAAATATCCAGCAGATCCGGTAATCGCTCCCTGAAATGCAGAAACACCCGATACCTGTAATGTCCCACCTATTGTTTGATTATTCGTTACAGCAACCCCCGTCCCTGCTCCGGTAAAGGTAGCTGCTCCAGAGGAAGCCAGATCAACACACTCAATATCCCCGGAGGTCGCTAAATCACCGTCACTATTAACGGTTACTTCGGTACTAAGTTCCAAATCGGTATAATCAAGGCGAATAGTTGCGCCACCTGTAAGATTAAGGGTATTTGCTCCAGAAGCATAGATATAGTTGTTGTCATATAAATATAGCCTGTTAGTGGTTGTTAGCCCAAAGGCAGTGTTCTTTATCCTTACAGGGGTCGCTGTGGCATCCTTAAGCATCACAAAATCCATCCAGGTAGCGGTAAGCCCGCTTGTGGTTACATCCTCAACTATCATCAGCTTATACGTCCATGAGCTATATGCTGTGTTGTACCAGTCCGTAGCACTCAGTAATACACAAAACATCAGTATCGCAAAGATAATTATCTTTTTCATAATTCACTCCATTGGTTCATTTTTAGCCCTACAACTTTAAGCTGTGCCACTATAAACGACTCAGCATCCTTTTTCTGTTTTTCATTATTTGATAAATTCATGATCACTAAATTATATATTAAATCATCAAAAAAAGCCGGTATATCATAATCTTTACTGATATCCGTTATCGAAGGAAACGCAACCTTACATTTCATTTGGAAATCAGCTTCAATACCAACGAGACTTTCAGCGAAATAGATTTCTAAGCCAACTACAGCTACGGCATTTTCGGAATATATATGTTTTGCCTTCTCCACTGTAGTCATTATTAATTCGAGATTTTCTTTTGATACAGTAAGTATTTTTGTAATCCGGGTATCAATTATCTTTAATAAATTTTTACCTGTATCGTACTCGACATCGGTAGAAAACTGCCCTGTTTCAGAAGGTATTCTGGTGTCAGCAGAAGGAATAGTAGTGTCGGCTGATGGAATATTGGTAGTGTCGGCTGAGAATACAATATCTATAAAGGAATCGAGAGGCTCAATTAAAGCATTAATTGTCGAGATAGCCTGATTAACACTATCCAGCATCAGGTTTTCACCGATCAAATCATTTAAATTCGCTTCAATTCTGTTTATTAATGTTTGGGGATTCATATATACCTGCCAGGTTTTTTACCGTGTTAAATATTATTGAACCGATTGCGAACTCAGTTAAATTTGTGCCATTCGTAAAGTCAAAGTCCGGTATGTAGATTATTGTCACTTTATTGATCGTTGACTTACTCTCAAAGCCTGAAAGAAAATCTATTGTAGTATTTCTAATGACATACTTTACCTCGTTCACCGAAGGAGCAAGAACGGTATTGTTCGTTGCTTTACTGATCTCGGCTCTTGTTGACTTGATTAATTTGAATTTATTATCAAAGCATTTTACATCAATTATTTTGAAGCAGGCTGGGACTTGATATGAAGAGAATTTGGTTGTTGGAAGTTTATAGTCGAGTTCTTCCTGCTCTAATTCATCGTCACCAGCACTTATGAGATAATCACGGAAAGCTGCCAGAAAAGCAGGCTTCATCTTTCCGCCATATTTGACCATTGCGGGATCATCGGCTGCACTCGCTATTCTCTTTTTAATATTTTCCCAGGTAGTCATTTTTGCATACCCTCCATCCAGTTAAGAACATTCTGAACAGTTAGTGCTTTTGCTGCTGCTATAAATGATCTCGTAAAGAAATTGCGGTTTATGAGCTCCTCACCGTCGGCTATATCACTGACTTTAGGGTTTATAATATAGGTAATCTCTATAGTGAGACCACTTACGGTTACCGAGGGGTGAAATAATATGTTAGAACTACTGACAAAATAGTAAACTATGTTATCTGATGGGGTTTCATCAGCATAATATCCAAGCCTTTTCCACTTATCAATATCAACTTCTTGAAATAGATAAGGGATTCTTGTGTCAATACTACTTGTAATGCTGTTGATGCCCTCAAATTCGATGATAGTCGTTGGTATAACAACCTGATTATCAGTTATTGTATGGGGCTGAATACTAACCATTCTCGGATACGCTGATAGCCTGAATTGACTTTGTAGTGACAACATTGCATCACCGAGAATTTCTATGATCTCGGTCTTATGATCAGCAAGCGGATCAGCGTGACCCAATTTTGATATGCTTGTCAGCAGTTCTAACTTTGTCATATTACTTATCCTTTCGGGGTAAGCATTTTAATGAGCATTTCCCTGTAGAAGAAACGCAATTCTTCAACGGTATAATCTTCCACAGGAACTTTGTTCACGGTTTTCTTTTTATACCGCTTGAACTCCTTCAAGATGGTTATTTTGTCCATTAACTGATAGTCGATTTCGTCCTCAAACTCACCAGATTCATAGACTTTTACCAGACCGTCATTAATAAAGGGCTCAAGGTCGTACCGGGCTCTTTCGGTGGCTTCCATTCTGCAATTACCGTCAAACTGATACGAAATAGATGGTTTATACATATTCCGTCCAAGATTATCTATCTTAGATATTTCCTTGTGAACACCACGAAGGGATGACCATTTCATGTTATTCAAAAGACGGAGAACATAGATTTTTTTCACATCATCTTTTTCGTAAAATTTGGGATCGTCATAGATGTTGTTCGGGGTAGGCGTGCTCCCTGCCTTTTCCAGCACCTTGACCTTTGCCTCTGCCTCGTCCTTCGCCTTCTCGGCTACCTCAACACGCTTGATTAGCTCAGGCATCATCTCAGATAATTGAGCTACCTGCTTTGCTAAAGCATCGTTAGGTTCGGCTTCTTTTACTGGCTTTTTAGCTTCAGCCATATATTTCTCCTTTATTTGCGGGGGCAGTTTCCCGCCCCCTATATTTTATTCAGCTTTTAAGGATGCCAGACACCGGGTAAGTTCAAGTTCAGCAATTGAACAACCCTTATTCTTATAACCTGAGCATCTATAAATTTGCCTGTAGCAGATTCAATACTAAAGGCAATTTCAGGCGTTGGGGCTATGTGGTATGTTCCGTAGGTTGTATCGCCTACACGGTATTGTGATCCATATAAATACACTGTTTGGGCTGCCGCCTTACAATCATCGAGAATTATTCCATGCTCATATCCGGCGGTTATTGTTGCCGCTCCCAGTGTATCAACGGTTACGGCGAAAGTTTCAGCCCACCCTTGGTATAAGTACGTTGCAGAGGGAATGGTATTAATTGTTGCTGCCGATTCGTTTACTATCACTTCAATTGGAGCATTCCAATTAAATTTAGCAGCCAAAGCCGGGGTATAAAGCCTAAGAATACTGTCGGTGGCGGCTGCACTGGTATCGACAGTATAATAGCTTGTGGCTACAAGCCAATCCTGATTATCAACCGAAGATGTGGATATTGACCATGCCCCCATTTCAGCAACATCGGCAATAAGGACGGTAGCATTAAGACCAGCATAGGAGACGAGCATCAGGAGTATGAGTAAGATAGAGAATATGTTTTTACGCATAATTTGCTCCTTATGGTAACAGTTCAAGTAAACTGTGACGGGCAGGTTCGCCGACCTGGATACCGCACTTAGCGCTTACTTCATCAGTATAGTAACGTCTGTGTTCACGATCTTCACGACCATCTGGATCGAGCATGGTCTGTAGGCTAAAACGATCTTCCTTTCCAGCCCAGAAGCGGATTTTTAAACTATCAACATCCAGCACATAAGCAATTGCTCTGTTTTCTGTGATGTCGTAGGCATGGGTCAGGATGGGGGTTTCGATCAGTCTGGAAGTACCTAAAGATGATCTCAGAGTACCAATAGAATATCCAAACGTCATGTCTGCTCCGCCTTCACTGCTGAAATGTAGTTCACTTTCTTCCTGAGCCCACTTGTCAACTAATGCTCTGAATGCCTGGTTGCAGAAGATATAGGTGAGACCATTATCATTCCAGAGCCTTACTTTCTTACCATAAAACTCTTTCCAGTCATTCCAGGAAAATGTATTGTAATAACCCGATTCCGAGTTAATTGCAAAATTCTTGATGCCTTTTGTGAATGGGATACTGTCTGAACCGATAGTATTTAAACTACCACCAGCACCACGGAAGAAGGAAATTTCCATTCTTTCACGGACACGCTTCATGGCACGGGCAATTTCTACCTTGCGCTTGTTTCCCATGATACGCCGTTTCACATTAGCAGCAGATTCGGATACCTTGGTGTATTCAGTGAAATCCATAACATAGTTATAGAAATTCTCATCCTGTTTGCTGGAAATATAATGAGCTACGTTAGCAATATCACCCCATCCGTCTTTAATGGAAGTTGCATCTACATACAGCTTATGACCTACATGGGCACTGACTACTACTTCCGATGTGGAGGTTGAATCCGGGTTGATTTTGTATGCAGTGAACTGATAATCAGTAAGGGGAGAACCATCTGATGCGTAAGTTGTATAGATATAAAAGTTCTCACCAGAAGTCAGATCATACAACACATTTGATTTTGACAGCTTGAGGTAATCATCAGAGCTTACGGTGAATGTAGATGCTGCCCCTTCCACGGCTGCGGTATTTGCGGTGATGGTTACATATCGAGGACGTTCCTTGAAGGAAGTCCAGTTAAATTTATAGTCATCTGTTTCTGCATGGGATTGAACATTTCCAAGCATAACAAGCAGACCTGTCAGGGAGGGTTCTTTTAGGAACAAGTCGTCACAATACTCATCCCAAAAAGAGTCCAGTATATTAGAGTTAAAAGACGATACCGTCCCAAACCCACCTGGTAAATAATCTCCACCAGACATATTCTATCTCCTATTTATTTGCGACAACCAGCGGAGGCTAATAAATTAGCTTATTTCTTTTTAGACTTCGCTCCACGGAATAAGTCGATGGTTTGAGAACTCTTCTCTTTCGTCTCAAGGTCATAAATTTCCTTAGAGAGAGCTTTGTTCTTATCACCGTCAGATTTGAAAACAAATCCGAGATCACCATCCATATCAAACTGATCAATGCCGTCTCGAATAACAGTGACTTTATCCCGATCTTCTTTTGCCTTTCTGGCTGCCTGGCCTTTGTCGATATTAGAATTGCTGGTCTTTAAAAAGACATCAACAATCTTTTCATTCACTTGATCAACACCGAGGTCAGAGGCAAAAAGCTTAATTTCGTCATAGGTGTAACCCTGGACAATAGCTTTTTCTGCTGCCTTTCGTTCCAGTGTGATTTTTTGCTCATTTTGAGAGTATTTTGACAGTTTAGCGTCCACCCGTGATTCCGCCATTGCGGAGGTCGCATTCATCTGAGCAAGAGACTTTTCCTCATCTTCTAAGGCAAGATACTCGTCCCAGGTCTTGACTCCGGCAGATTCGATAAGATAATCCTTCGTACTCTTCTTTTCTGGTTGTTTATCGACGGGTGGTCGATTTCCTCCAGCAAGTGCATCGAGTCTGAGGTTCATCTTTTCAATGCTATCCATAATAGCTTTATTACCTTCGTCAACTGGTGGCTTTTCAGCCTTTTCCCGGTCAATCTTCTTTTGCTCATTTGTCTTACGTGCTTCGTCCTGGGTTTTGACAATAGTGTTGTAAAGCGATTTGTTAAACTTGGTGTAAAAATCAGGGTTTTTCAGCGCTTCTTCTGGTTCTCCATCCACAAACTGTGCTGGAGCTACTTTCTCTCCTGGTTTAGGTGGACTGACAAGAACCTTATAGTCCTTACCTTCGTGGTTTACTTCAAGCTCAACGGGCTTTTTTTCTTCGCCTCCGCCGGGAGCTCCGTCTTCCACCTTGTCCATCAAGTGATTTTTGGGTACGTAGTTAAACATAAATCCTCCGTAGCCTTTGCGTTGCAGTGAGGCTCGCTTTTTTATATTCTCTGTGCTTACGCAGTGAGAGTTTTTTCATTATTTTCACGGGCAAGTTCATTTTGCACCATCTCATATAATTTATCAAATAAATCAGGTCTATCCTCAAGCTCTTTTGCTAAGGCATAAACCCGATCTTGCTTGCTTTTTAAATCAAGAACCTTTTCCGGGTCATCTAAATCCATTTTTTGAAGAGCAATCTCAATTGGTACATATCCTTTATCTAATAATCTTTCATATTTCTCTGCTCTCTGTGCTTTCAATTCTTCATTTCCAGCCTCATCCACAATCTTTACATAACAATTTGGTGCTGCTGCTATCATGCTCGTATCCAATGTTTCGTTTACCAGAAATTCTACACCAAAATATTCTTCTAAATATACATAATTTTTATATTCAGCAATAGAGTCCTTGGCTAATGTAAATAAGTTAGTTAATAAAAATAAATAAGGGTTAAAGTCTGATTTAGAACTATTGATATTATTAGCAGTTAATATATTAAGAGCCCTGCCCGACTGGTGGCTACCCTGCGCAAATCCATCCTGAATCGGGGTAGAAGAGGTACTTTCGGCAATCCATGACTCCAGTAGTCCGATAATGTTTTGCAGATCCGGACTTGAACCCGGAGGGGTTATAAAACCAACCGGCTTCTCAAGTTTTCCAGGAGTCTCAATAAATTCTTTATTAATTACAACCACCGTATCTTCATCGGGGTAACCATCTTTAAAATCTACCCAGTTATCTATACCGCTTTTAACTACATAGGGTAATGATTTCAGTTTTCTCAATGCAGCAACTAAGTGCATGGATAAAGTAGAATTTAATATATGTTGAGATTCCGCCTGACGGAAGGCATCACTGATCGGATAGCTGCTGTCGGGGTTAGGAACCCCAGGCATTAAGCAATAAGTTGATTTATCACCAATACACCGAGGGGGAGATATTTCGGTATCATACGACGGCAATAAAATGGTTTCATACCAGGCATTATATCTAATCATCTCAGGTTTAGTGACAGCCATCCCCTCTGGAAGGGACTCCCTGTCATCAAAATCCTCAACCTTTGACATCTTCTCTTCACCAACTTCTTTTCTAAGATCACTATCAAGCACATCATAACTTACACCATCATTAAATACAGACTCTAATTTTCTGGTTTTGGTATAATGTGGTCTTAAATACTGGCAAATAACAACCTCTACGTAATTTGTGCTGGTATTATAAGTCCAGCCCTTTCTTGCTACGCCTCGCAAATAAGACTTTCCAGATTCAATCATTTTAATAACTTTTTCTACATCTCCCTTTATCGGAATAGCCCCTGATCGTAGCTTTTCAAAGAATTTGGTTTTTTCATAAGTCTTAATCTCAAAGAATTTATCAGCGTCTTTTAAATATTTATCAGAGCAATTGGGAGGCAGTAAAAAACAACGTGGGTCAACGGTTCTTACCTTTGGGATACCAGTTTTCCAGCCATCTCTTTCCTCATACTTATCCCACTCATATTTAACAACTCCGAAGCCGAGAAATGCTTTGTGCATCACGCTGTAGTCACAACTTCTAAGCATATCAAAAAATTCTATAGCGAAATTAACATTTTTTTCTAAAATATCCTGAGCAACTATAAATCGTTTAAGCCTGTTCTCTAAGGTAACATCTACCCTTGTTGCGAGTAATCGTGAGATTTTCTTATCTATTTTTTCCCAGGTAACATTCACCCATGCCTGCTCAGATTGAATATTACCAAACACACCGTGTTCAAGCCTTTCCTTCCAACATCTGATCCCAACATCCATCATTGCATCGGCGTTTGTTTCATCACGGTAGCTGACAAAATCAGTGAAATCCTGACAAAGTTTTACTGCATCAAAGCTCTGGCGTTCTTTTTTGGTTAAATATTCTCGAATTTCTCTTGTTATCACTGTTACCCCTTAGCTGATGCAAAAACGGAGGAATATAGTTAATTTTGTCAAGTTAATATTCACCCAGCCCCGCAATCAGGTCTTTCTTTTTCTTCTCACGACCCCTTCGTTTCTTCTGCATTGCGTTCTCCTCTTCTATTTCCCTGATCATTGTTTCAATGTTTTGCCTATCGCCTGCCAGATACCTTGTCAGGTCACCAAAATCCTTATATCTTGGCTCAAGCATTCCCGTCATAGTAGTAGCTTCACCCCATTTCATTTTGTAAGAATAATTTCTCATGCCATTCTTTATGTGATAACTTAAATCCCAATCCCAGATCACAAATTTAGAATGTTTATCTGGAAGGATAGTAGTCATAAGTTTTTCAACTAATTTATGACCATATAAAATTTCTGACTGTTGCGAGCCAGCAGCACTATACGACTTTACCCATTCACCACTAAGCCTGTATTCATTACCTAATTCTCTGTAACTATCCCATATCTTTTTCTTTCCCCTGCTCTGGACACAAAACCTTTTATCAAGTATTCTCCTGGCTACAGGTAATTGATCTTCCATGCCGAGGTATGATGATAATTCATATTCTCTTTGGATAATCCCTTCAAATATCTCGTTCTCGGATGGTGATTTATTAAATTCCCAGTAATTCTTATCATTATCAAAGGGGTAACTTGCCATAATTCCATATCTGCCATTCGGGTTTACAAACGCCCAGATCATAGCGTCTGGTCTGGAATCATGAGGGTCAATGACATGGATATAAATAGCATTCTTATCCGGCATAAACCAGAACTTTTCGCCTGCCAAATATGCTTTAAATATCTCTTTATCCACCTTTACAAGGTGTTCTTTCTCATCATATTGTTTGTAAACCATGCCATGATAATGGGTGGGTATCCCTTTCTCTCTGGCTTCTTTTTCATCCTCAGAATAAGTCCTGACCGTTTCCTCAATCTCTTCCTGTGGTCTAAAGCCCCGTTTTCCGAGCTCATTATCCTTGGAAGTTCCATAAATGGTTGCCGTAACTTTGGAATAGCCGGGTCGTCCTTCCCTGATCGCTTTCTCGATTTCGTCCATTGTGTATGCGGGGCAATAGATTGGTGTAAAATTCAAAAACATTATCAAACCATCACGACCCCTACCCTTTATCGCTTTCCACTGAGCGTCATAAGGGGGTTCATCTAATATTGCTACTGAGACATTTGTGGACTCGAACTGCTTTATATCCTGATCATAAGATTTGTATATTAATGACCAGTCATTTTCATCACCAGTATTTAAGCTCGCCAACTTCCTGCCATCGTAGTTGAAATTCCAGTTCTCATACCCCTTCAGGAAATATTTAAAGGTTTTCTCGATCAACTCACCCTTTTTTAATGCAGAGCTTTGTGAGCAGTACCAGATAGTCTTTTCCTTAAATGGGAATTTCCTGAATAATCCAAAATTGAACCAGGGAGAAGCGATCCCATAAAGCAAATTAACTGCTATTAAAACCGATAAATAGGTTTTCCCGATACCGTTTGCCGAAAAAGAAGAGGGCACGGCAATGATATTACCTTTATCCAGGCAATGAGCAAAGTTCCTGATGATTCTTTCATTATCACCCGTAGGAACATAGAATTTTGCCGGATAAGCCTCTGTCAGGTCGAACATGGCTTCTATCTCGGAAGCAACTATCGTATTGGCATTTTTTAATATAGCCTCATACTGAGCACGACTGGTTATTGCTGACTTTGCTAATATATCATTAGTTCTCCAGGGCTTAAAAACCTTTATGTATTCATCAAATTGTACTGGTAAATACTCTAAACCGGTTTGTACCTGATTACTCACCTATAACCTCCACATCGGTGTATTTTGTTATTTCAAGAGGTTTGGCGGATCCATCTGGGTTAAATGACTCCAACCCCAGCACGGGTATATTCTCCAGAGCATTGACGTCCCTTGAGTCTAAGCTGAAATCTTCCAGAAAGCCTGCTCCAGCCAGTTGAAGCATTAATCTTACAGCATCTTTATCGGGTTTGATATATCGTTCAAGGATTTCGGTTTTAACCGTTTTAGCATTAATCTGGATTGTTTTTGTTAGCTGAATTTTTCTACCGAGAGAGGCTTGCTTTAGTGCCGGAAGTAACTCATTACCAAAGAAATTGGTATTTATAACTTGTTCAAAAATGTCATTTACTATTCCCTCAACTACCTTGATCTCTTTTTTATGACGCCCCTCTCTAAATTTCTTATCCAGTAAAGGATATTTCTCAAATGAGGATGGATTAATTTCAAGGGATTCACATATCTGCTGTTTATCTAATCCTATTCCGCTTAAATCCTTTACGAGTTGGGCATAACCTACATCTATTTTTAATTTAGTTTCGGGGTCAATTTCCTCAACGATCAATTCGTATTCTTTAACTTCCGGATAGGTATCTTTAATATTGACCAATAATCGTAAATACTTATATCTAAACCTCGGAGGCATTATCTTAACACGATAATTCATTACATTGAGATTTGCTATTTTAAAGGATTCGGCAATTTCTTCTTTGGTGCTTATACCTTCTTCTACAAGGCGGTTGATATAATCATATAGCTCCTCGTCCTTAATCACAAATAGAAGCCCGGCGTAGATAGTAAGTGAATTGAATTTCCTGCCATTATACCTGCTGACTTTATCTCCGTCTGAGAGGTTGAGTAGCTCCTGTTTATACTTTCCTTTTAGCATAGCATAAAAGCTACGTTTAAATTCCGCCTTTATGTCCATTGATACCCCCTTTGCCTTTACAAATAAAAAAATCGTCATAATATAGTTATTTGTCAACCTATTTTTTTGTCATAAAAAAAGTTATCCACACTTATCCACAAGTTATCCACAAAGTTATTCGCAGGAGATTACATTTGTAAATATAGCAATTTATATATGTTACAAGCATTATTTTTGTTTGGAACGGGTTTTGCTCTTAATATAATTATTACTACTACTTTGTATTTATATAGTCTTTCTTTAATACTTATTATAAATAAAAGGAAAACTTATTTAAACTTTTATCTTGACTTATATTCCATTAAATTATTAATTTGTTTTCGATATTAGGAGGTGTGGAAGATGAAACTTAAACAGGTACTTACGATAATGGTTATTATTGCATTGGTGGTTTACATAGCAATACTTCATCATCGAGTTGATGTAGCGGAGAAAAGATTTAATTACCTTAATCAGAATATTAATATATTATCAGAGAAAATTGACACTCAAAACGTAAAACTGACAAAGGTACAATTTGATAACTGCGCAGAGGGGAGCGAGGTTAAGGTTGGGGATAAGTTTGAATTTAATGGATACGGTGTAACTGTGGTCAGGAGGGGGACAGTGGCATTACTACATGGAACTCTCGGTTATCATATTGATAAATTTAAAAGATGCTTTGTTTCTTTTGCAGAAAGAGTTTTTATTATTTGGGATAACAACCGCATGACAAATGTAGAGAAGGTGGTGGTATGAAAAAGACTATATTTATTATCCTGATGTTGGCTACGTTGATGCTGAGTGGAAGCTATGAGGTAACTGCGATTGACACGATAGTTGGCACTGAGGGTTATAGCGATTTCAAGTATGAGGCGGTCGAGGTTGATAGCACCCTACTCGACACGCTTAGTTATAGCATAGGTGCTGTGAGCAATTATTTTGATTTTTTGCCTGTAGATTATACAAATTATGTCTGTCACTTTGGAGAATATGAAATAGATTTTAACATAGAAGATGAATCCTTGACGATAGATGGGTTGCTGTACGAGAAACCGTCTAATCAGGAGTCTAATTCCGAAATAGACGAAATTATCCAGTATTATAAACTGTTCAAGCAGATTGAGACGTTAGATGCACGGATAGAGACATTGGAGCAGAAGATTGAGGTGTTGGAGCAAGCGGTTGAGAATGAGATATTTGAGCAACCTAAACATAACCCAAACATACAGAATTTGCCAATATATCCTAAAGATGAATTTTGGGAATGGAAGCAACTATACGGAATGAAATTTAACATGCCGATAGTTGACCCTGAATGGGAACGGTTTATGGAATGGAAAAAGAGACAGCTAAATCCAGAGAAGGTGACTATTGATACTGTATATACACTTGACGAGATTATAGCTGACTCATTATGTGTATTTGGTAAACTTGAAATGCTTCCCCCTACAGCACAGGGAACAACAGAATATCCAACTCCGTATAATTACCGTGATGATGATATTGACGCTATCTTAGACGAGCTAAGCGATATGTGGGAAGCGATAGATAAGATAAATAGGAGGTTGAAATGAAATGGGATGGCTATATTCACGTAAATGGCGAGTTAATCGTTAAAAGAGTGTGGAATGGAAGGTCATTAATTGATCAAGCTTCTCCATTTGTTAAAAAAATATTTTGAGCCAGTTGAAGCTAATAGTAGAGACGAAGCCTTTGATAAAATTTCCGACAGGGAGGCAGAAAGTGAACATGAGTCGCCATAACGAGCAGGTAATGTTTTCACACAAATACCTGTATCCCTACTTAAAGCAACACATTAAGAATCTCGATGATTTGACCGTGCTGGTTGTGGGTTGCGGGGAAGGCGGGGTAGTAGGTAATTTTCGCAGTCATGGAATTGAATGTGAGGGGCTGGAGATAAACGAAAAGCTGATAGAGGGTGACTTTGTAATGATCGGCGACATTACAGGAATGACCAGGGCGATACCGTTGTCAGCCGGAAAGGGGTATGACCTGATAATAATGCGTGATACCATTGAGCGTATTCATGTTAAGTGGATGGCGTTTCATAATATAAGGTGTTTGTTAAACAATGGCGGTTATCTCTACATTACGTTTCCACCGAAACACTCGGCGTTTGCCGGACACCAGCAGAATTTGAAAACATTTCTCAGGTATATCCCCTTCGTGCATTTACTCCCACTGTGGCTGTTATCACTGTCTGGAGAGGAGGAAAGAAGGCTGTGGAAGGTCAAGAATACTTACATGGTTGGCATGAATATATCAAGGTTTAATACTCTCACAAAGAGGTTTAACTTTGTTCCAGTGATCAAAAATTACTTTATATCACGACCCGTATTCAGACTTAGATACGGGTTGCCCACTATCAGGGGCAATAAGCTGTTCTGTATGGGATGCGAGTTTCTGATGAAATTAGAAAACATGGAGGAAAAATGAAAGAATCTGAAAGAGCAAATTGGGAAGTCAAATGCACTCGGAGAATTAAAGTTCAGGAAGGGTTGGTTCTGCAAACATATCTTGATCAGAAAAACATCCCATCGTTTGGATATGGAACGAATCTAACTATCCCGTTCATCACGAAGGAAAGGGAGTTTATATTCTCTCATCTCTTTGACTCGATGGGTATAGCGAGTTTTCTATTTGATAGCAAATTTGATGCCTGTAAGCTGATTGTAGGTGGAATTTTAGAGAGACAATGCTCCCTGCTCCTTTCAGATATTCCAGATAACGCCAAAATTGCCTTAGTTGACATGGCGTACAATATGGGCGGAGGTGCTCTGGCTAAGTTTGCCAAGATGTTCAAGGCAATTCTTAGAGATAACTGGAATGGGGTCGCTGACGAGTGCCTGGACAGCATATATGGCAGGGATAAGTTCTCTAAAAACAGGGCTTCGTCAAATGCGGACTTGCTTAGAAGTTGTGCGGGATGATCTCAGAGGCTATCGAGATACTAAGAGAATACGAGCCAGAAGAGGGGTATTACCTCGCCATCTCCGCAGGGGGAAAGGACAGTATGATTTGTTATGATCTGTTAGAAAAAAGCGGAGTTAAGTTTGATGCCCATTACAACGTAACAACAATTGATCCCCCAGAGGCGCTTCGTCATCTGAAAAAGCATTATCCAAAAGTGATCTGGCATTATCCAATTTACAAAGGCAAACCAACCAATTATTACCAGTTGATCAGGCTAAAGGGATTGCCATTGAGGCAAATGAAATGGTGCTGTGAGGTATTGAAAGAGTACGGTGGCTTCGGAAGATTAATGATCGATGGGATAAGATCAGCGGAAAGCCTTAAACGATCACGAAGGGTTAAAAAAGAATACTTTCTAAATAAATACTATAAGAAAAAATACAAAGGGAAAAACGTGCCAGATGAAATTCTCGAAGAATTGGTAGCAAAGCAGAAAGCAAAATACGTTATCCATATCATATTTGAGTGGACAGACAAGGATGTCTGGGATTATATCAAGGCTGAGAAACTTCCATATTGTGAGCTATATGATCGGGGTTGGGAGCGAATAGGATGTATAGGTTGCCCTGAATCTCGCAAGAAAGACATTGCCAGAGCGTTTAATACCTATCCAATAATAAAAAGGAATATCATCAAAGCAATTCAGCGCACGATGGATATTGGAAGGTATTATTTAGAGTTTAACGATGCCGAAGATGTATTTAATTGGTGGATAAGCAAAAAAAGTGTTGTTGATTACTTTGCGGATAAATTACAGATCAAACTGGATATATAGAAGGAGAATTATATGTCATCAATAAAGGAACTCTACGAAGAATTGAAAACAATGGTGGGCAAAGAAGAGGTTGACCGTAAGCTTCGTAATTGGTTAATGAACTACAGGCGTAATCTCAAAAAACCAGCCATAACGGCAGGCAAAAAGAAGTTCCAGAAAGAGTGTCAGGAGGTACTGGCTCACCTTAATTCCTTAATGGATACCAGATATACTTTGACCGATACTTATGCTACAATGATCGTTTATTGGCTCAAGCTGGGAAAGACCGTGAGTGACTTCAAGATAGTCCATTATAAAAAATATGCTCAATGGTATAACAATGACGATATGCGCCAGTACATCAGACCTTCCACACTGTACCGGAAGTCGAACTTTGATCAATATCTACAGTCCTATTATGCGGATCAGGCTCATAAACCAGGGCAGGGCGAAAGCGGATCTACTAAACCATTACCAGAAGTAAAACAAGCCGACAGCCCAGAACGGCACAAAGAGCTTATGAAGAAATTTGAAGGGGTAAAGAAAAGACAGCTTGAAAACAGGAAGGAAGAGGATGATAGGTTGCGTAAGAGAGAAAAACACCGATACAATGTGCTGGATCAAATCAAGAGATTAGAGAAGGAAAAAGACATGAAAGAAATAATTGGTGATAAATAAACTTGACATAGAATTTGGTTTAGAGAGGATAAGCATCCTCCTTATATAAAGGGCTGGCAGGTTTTTGATATCCCCTGCCAGCCTCTTTTTATCTAAAAAGGTTTCTCATCACCCACTGTTCTTAAAACGGTGTCTTTGATAAGCATTTTAACCGCTTCTTCTTTGGTTTCATCTAACACTAACACCTCAAAGAGTTCCTTGAGCATTTTAGGGTTATTTCCAAAGCGATAGTCCTTTATGCGATCAGATTCGGGTCTAAATTTGTTTCCATCTGAGTACAGATTAAACAACAGCAAGGTATTCCATTTATCAATGATATAGGCAAACATATGCGCATTGAACTCTTTATCTGCCTCACTCGCCCCCATAATATGACAATAAAGATGCCAGATTTCGTGGTACAGGGTGTTGAACATATCTCTTCTGGTGCGATCCATAATGGTATTCTGATTGTCTTTTATGAACTCATATTTTTTGGAAATATATATCTTCTCTTCCGGGAATCTGATAATCCCGTTCATCACGTCGTCCTTAAGCATTACATAATCAACTAATTCTACATTGTATTTGACATTTGTGATAAACACCACACTCGGTATTTCATTCATATTTTCTCCTTATTTGTTAAAATAAAAGGGCTGGGTAGATTAAGTCCAGCCCGCTTTCTTTCGGTTTTGGCGTTAAGCCGCAACTTATAGATGTGAGATTAATACGCCAATAATTAATTTAGCAGTAACCCTGTCAAGAAATCCTCATCGGCATGACGTAATGCCTGACAGTGATCACACCGGGCTCTTGATCATCAGTGTAATGATTTGTGATCATTATGGGGTTGTGGCGTTTGCTATTGCTCACATAAACCTTGGCAAAATCCGTATTTACCCTGCGGAGAGCAGTTTTAAGGAATTTACCTCTTGCTGCCAGTTCGATATTTTTACCTTCATAGAAATGAAATGCCGGATCAAGTTCAATGTGGCTTCTGCCTTCGTCAAGACTACTGGCGGATACGGAGCATTCGGTTTCGTCCAGCTTCAAAACGATCCTGCCAGTGGCTTTGTCCATAACCTCTGCCGTCTCGATCGCTTTGATCAGTAATCTGACATCGCTGGTTAAAAGCTTATCACTCGATTCAGGCAGTTTACTGAGGGTTTTTCTCGGATATTCCCCTTCAAACAAATTGCACGTTACCTGGAGATTTCCGCAACGGTATTCAATCTTATTGCCCAAGACATGAAGAGTTCCGGTTGTCTCTTCCCCTTTCGGGAGATTACTGATCGCTTTCAAAAATAATGGAGGACAGGTAATATCCACCGGATTTACAGCAAAATCACTTTGAGTGATCTCCATTTCCAGCATAGAAATCATAATCCCGTTGGTAGCCAGCCCCTTAAGGTTTTCACCTATTTGCAGGTTTATACCACATAGCTGAGGACGCATTGGGTCTGTTGACGCTGCATGGCATAATTGATCAGCCAGAGCCTCGGCTTTGAAGTTAAGAAGGGGAACAAAAGGAGCTCCGGTTAGCGCATCAAAATTCGGGAAATGGGAATGATCTCGGTTGAAAATCCGATACTCGACGTTGTGTATTGAGATCGTAATGGACTCATTGTCTTGAGCATTGAACTCAATATCAGATACAGGAACCTTGCCAAAGAAATTGAGCAGCATATTTGCGGGGAAAAGGATTTTTCCACTTTCTCCCACTTCCGCTTCTACGCAATATCTGACAAATACATTGCCATCACTTCCAATAACCGCAACCTCACCCAGTGACTCATTGGCTTCAAAAAGAACATTGGTGAGAACCGGCATGGAGATAAACTTTCTGGGTACTATGCTTTTACAGATTTCGGTCGCTACCTCTCGCAGCTTTTTGTTAAACTTAAAATTCATAAATCATCCTTGTTTGATTTAGAATGTTATATCACTATCTTCATCACTGGGCGGGGTATCTACTTCTTCTTCACCGCCCGGCGTTTCATCGATCATTTCACTGGGGTCAACTTTCCAGTAAAATACTACATTGTTGAATAAATACCTGTTCTGCCCCGACTTTCTATCAACCCAGGATTTAGGTCTCATTTCCGTGAAAACCTTTACCAGCGAGCCTATTGGGGTGCTCATTAAGCATTGCTTAAAATAATCGTTCTCGCAGGTTACTGTAAAATAAGCTACGTTGACATATCCCTTGGATGATGTTTCGACCTTTAGTGATCCTTTGGCATATTTATCATTGACATTACCCCTGCTTACCAATATCCCCGTGACTTCGGAATGACTGGTGTAAAATAGTCTCTGGACAAACAATTTAGCCTTCTTGTAAGTCTTTGATCAGGTCTTTACCTTTATCGGTGAGCTTATATCTGTAAGAATAATATTCACCGCATTTCTCCATTAAGTTCTTTGAAATACACCATCTGAGCGTAGTATAACAGGTTTGTGGCGTTACTTCCAACGCCTTAGCCCATTCCTCCATACTTACTCCAGCACCGTCGGGATTCTTTTTCTGTAAGTCGTTAAACGCTTTCAGGTACGTGGTCTTTTTGTTGGTTAATCCTACAATAACTTTCATATTATCTTCTCCTTTATTGCTACGTACTTTTTCAATCGCTGAACCAGGTCTTTATAGTCCTGATACTGCTTGGTTTTCAACACCTTCGTGAAATAGCCATCTCTCTCTTTCAGGAAATTGACTATATTATCACGGTGTCCCAGAACAACTTCCGAACTCGCTTTGGGTAACAGTTTCCGAGCCTCCACAAACGGGTTAAAGTCCTGAGCATTAGCAATTGAGAACGGGAGTGTCAGATATTCCATGCAGATCAGAAATGCCCTGTCAAATATCTCCAGCTTCAACGCTATCTCGAACATGCTCAGATTAATACTCAGGATTGATGTGAGGGCTATACTCCGTAATACACCCAAGTCATGTTTTATCCCATTAACTTCAACTATGAGTCCATCAAACATCTTCCCGATCAACGCATCCTGTTTGCCTTTTATTGCTCTTCCTTGAGCATCATATAACTCTGCCATTTCAACTCCTTATTCTTTCTAATAAATCATTAGCTCTTTCAATTATAGCTTCCGGGAACACTTCGAGTGTGCGAATGTGCAATATGGTTCCCTCCTCTCTATGGTAAAATTTATAGTGCCTGGTAGAGACAATGTGGCTGTCATCGGTAAATGCGATCTTGTTCAAAGCATCGAAAATCACCTTGGATAAATTATCACAATCGGGCTTACTTGTTCTCATTGTTTCCCCGGACAGTTTTCTCCTGCCGGACGCAGTTGGTTTGCCGGTTTTCTTATTGACGTCAGAGGCACCGAGAGCATACATCGAATATACATCCACCCAGAAAGCATCTCCTTCCAACATGGTTTTGTAATCCTTCATATAGGAGATTTTGACCTTCTTCTTAAACTCCGTGGTCTCTTTAGGGGTATATTGCGTGGTCTGAATAATCGGTTTGACTTTACCCCTTGATGCCAGTAATGCTCTCAAATTTACAAGGAATGAGCTCGTCCTGTACCTTCCCTGCGGAACGGGCTTACCTGGAATCCAGATTAAAACTTCTTTTATAGCTTCTTTCATAATAACATATCGCTCGGATCACCCATATCGTGACCGGATTTATCAAAACAGTGCCCCTTTATTAAATCCATCCCCTCTATCAATTTCTGCGTTTCCTCAAGCGTAGTGCTGAGAACCTTGAACTTAGGCATCCAGATATAAGGGTTGTCTTTCCATGAACAACCTTCTTTCTTGGCGTTGATCGAGTCCCAGAGAGACACAAAGCTCACTATGGGAGATTTAGTCACCGCCCTTATCCCGCTATAAAGTTTCCAAAAAGGGGTTTCTATTGACGACATGTGCATACCTATAGCCTTAATCCCCTCTGCGATGCACTCCTCATCGGTAATACTGCAAAATAACTATTGTCGGGAGTATTGTTATCCCAATCCTTATCATTGCCCCACTTTTTATTTTTACCCTTACCCATTACCATATTCCCAGCACCAATACCATACGGGGTGTCTATTATGGCTAACTCGTAGTGCTTATCAGGTATTTCTGCCATGAAATCCATGCAGTCACAATTAAATAACCTTACTTGATCTAACTCAAAATCAGGTTTCATACTCATTTCCCCTCCTTGTAAATTATCTTTCTGCCACATTTCGGGCAATACTCCATTCCGTTATCTTTAGGCGTGCCATCATTTAATGTCCAAATTAAATTACACTTAGAGCACCACCAATCATTATCAAACTCATCATCTTCATCTCTAAGATATTCACAGGTTTCAGGGTCAGGGTCGATAAAGGTGAGGTTCCATCTTTTACATGCAGCAATAAAATCTTTTTTTAGTAAAAATAAGTTATAATTACAGCCGATTACATTTGCACCGCTATTTTTGTCACATATAGTTAAACTATGATAAATTTTTACTACCTGCTTGTCACCTTGCTTATCATTAATAAACCCAACTATTATTTTGTCAAAACCATGATTAAATATAATATCTTTCAGCTTCTCATAATCCTTCGACACTTTATAACCGAACTTTTTCATTTCCCAACTACTTTGATAACTTTATCATATTTTATTGTCCCACATTCCTTAACTCTATGAAATTTATTCGCATAAGGCATGAGTAGCTTTTGAACAATTCTGCCAGTTCTAGATTCCTTTCCATTTTGGTTTATAATATTCAGCCTGCAAATATGATAACAAAGCTGATATACTAACCTCATATCTGCTTTGAAATTAAAACTCCCGCACCATAACGGGAATGAAGAAAAATCAAAGTCTGCATAGCTCAGGTCTGCATATCTCAGGTTTGCATCTTTCAGGTCTGCATAGCTCAAGTCTGCATCGCTCAGGTCTGCACGGCTCAAGTTTGCATAGCTCAAGTTTGCATTTCTCAGGTCTGCATAGCTCAGGTCTGCATATCTCAGGTTTGCATCTTTCAGGTTTGCATCTTTCAGGTTTGCATCTTTCAGGTTTGCACCTCTCAGGTCTGCATAGCTCAGGTCTGCATAGCTCAAGTTTGCATTTCTCAGGTCTGCATAGCTCAAGTCTGCATGGCTCAAGTTTGCACAGCTCAAGTCTATCATTTCTTCCCTTGTCTCATTAAACTTATCTACATCCGTTTTTAATAATTCAATCCATTCTTGCTTTGTCATTTTCTACTCCTTCCGGTCATTGATACTGCATACTTCACGTACCTGCTTTTATCTCCGTTCTTGCTGACTGGTTTTCCTGGTATTTTGAATCGTTGTTTCATTTCGGACTCCTATATTCTTGCATAAAGAAATTATGATATTCAAGCCTTGTTATCAGCCTGTACCCACAAAAATAATATGGTATCTCTATTATATCAACACCAAATATGGAACGATACCTTGATGGCTCCGGCATTGTTATATTATTATCAATCTTTGCAAAATGGGTTTTGAAATACTTATTGAACCGAGTACTAACAAGCAAAACATATTGCCCTCTGCATTCAGAACTTAATAATTCCTTAATAGTCTCAACTACCTTTTCTACCTCATCAGTATAGTCCTTGCCGACTTCTTTAATATCACCAGTATAATGTGCATATAAATCAGCGAATAGCACCATCCTGTTAGGCTCTAGCTTTCTGAACAAAGGGGAGTCCTTTAGCTTTTTAAGCGTCTCAAGTAAATCAGAAACAATGGGTGTAAAGCCACCACTATCTTCTGCACCTCTCAGGTCTGCACCTCTCAGGTCTGCATAGCTCAGGTCTGCATATCTCAGGTTTGCACCTCTCAGGTCTGCACCTCTCAGGTCTGCATAGCTCAAGTCTG